GTCAAAGAAAACCAGTTGAACACGCCGATAAGTGCCATTGTCGTTGTATCTGACATTCCATGCAGACACCAGAATGTTGTAAATCAGCGTCTGGCAACCCGTTACCGATGAACTAAAGTCAATATTTGGGAAGATGCCGTCTAAAGCATCACTGATCTTGGTCGTTGTAGCGCCTACTAGCGCGTAAACACCATACCGATTGATGAATAAGATGCTTCTAAAGTAGGCAAAGACGCCTAAAAACAGTTCCGTACCAATTGAAGCGCTGATATTGGTGTTGGTAAAGAGTGTTTCGCCAAGCGTATTGACGCGAACATCCGAAAAGACGTTGATTGACGATTCGCCAAAGATGTAAAGGAAGTTGTTAGCGGCAATGATTTGCGTAATGTCACCGTACAGGGTGCCATCAACCAACGTAATGTTGCCAGCAGAGATGCTTGTGAAGTCGTTATAGCTGTCTGCTGCCGTGTAATAGATGGTTCTACCGTCGGCAATCCATACGCGACCAGAAAAAGACTGTATGCAAGTGCCAGGCTGGTTAATTGCTGTGGCCGTAGCTGATGCGGCACCGCTAGAAAACGTGATTGTCGGTGCAGATGTGTAGCCCGTTCCAGGCTCAGTAATAGTAATTGCAGTGACAATGCCACCACTTATTGTTGCAGTAGCCGTTGCTTGTACGCCGCCCGTTTCGTTGGGAGCGCTAATCGTTACGGTTGGGGCCGCTGAGTATCCAGACCCACCTGATGTAATCGTAATGGTACCGACCGAACCGACCCGAACGAGATTCGTCCCGTCGAACGTAGCGTATCCATAAGTTGTGTCAATGATGAGCACTCGCTCATTCTTCCATTGACTGATCTGAGTACGGGTTCCGCTGAACGTGCCTGAGCTAGCCAGTGTGATCGGTGCGGTAGGGGTTTCCAAGCTGACATACTGCGCACCTCCATTGGTGAAGAACGCAAACATGTAGGCGACACCATTGATATTGGCTGGTGCCATGTAATGCACCGTGCCGCCCCAACTGAAATTCGTACTGCTGTAGGTAACGCGCTTTTCTTTGGGTATGACCTTCAGGTTAGAGTACCCAATAGGCATCACATTCTCTATCCAGGCAAACTCATTTTCCTGAATAGCCGTGCGATTGGCTTTGGTGTTAAGCCCTTTGAAATCCTTGGTAACGTGGTAGGACTTCTTTTGCTCAACTGCGGCCATGATTATTGAACCGAGTAAGGCGTTGGTAAACGACGCGTGAAGCTCGAATTAATCGCTGCCAGCAACTGCTTCTTGTACTCGGCATTGAATATTTCTGCTTCACCGTAAGATTGCTCTTTGTATTTAGCCTTGTAAGCCGCATAAAACGCTACAGGCGAGGTGTACGGCTCTAAGATCACCTCAGTCTGCGAGTCTGATGTCAGCGGTACAGGCAAGAGGATCGTATCAACCTCAATCACATAGACCTGATCAGGTACCGGGCCAAAATAAATTTCATTCTGCCCGTAACGTGTAAACGCAATGGGTCTGCCTGTGTAGTTCTGCCAAAACCGCAACTCAGCGTTGAATTGCGTCCATGACATGTATCGCAATGGTATGCGTGTGTTACCCCAATACAGATTGATGTTAAGGACATCAAGAATCTGTTCTGCCCACGAAGGCAATGTAAGAGTTGATATATTAAAAACTTCAACCGAGGTGGTCGTAGCACCAGTCAGGATATTGCGCAGGCAACCCGTGTCACGCACGACACGATGCCGAGCACCATTGATGTAATCGGTTAGCTCGGTATCAGTCCAGAAGTTGCCAGCAGCATCATGCAGCAGTCTTCTAACTTCTGCGATATACCCTGAGTAGGTTGCCATTTATGCCTCATCGCTTGTCTGGGGCTGGACTTTGACCCCAGCTCGCCCACGCGGAGCGGGAGGGGCTACTCGTTCCACCAACACGGCTGATTGTTGGTCGGGTTTTACTGGAGCGTCCGTAAAGGTGAACTCAGCAAGGCGAGCCATCGCTTTATCGTGGTCGGTGTTCATTTTTAACCAACCTAAACGCACCAAGTATTGGTACTTATTGTCGTCGCCATACCCAAAGATATGTCGCGCAACATGAGGTTCGATTTGTACGCTTTTGCCTGGCGGAAACTCAAACCACTGATCGACGTACTTGGCGACCAGTGGCTGAGAACCTTTGTTTGTAACAAAGATCATGCTTCTAAAATGTCCCCGTAAACATATACATCCGCTGTTGCTGCAGCACCTTGAGCGGTGGTGAGCGATAAGTATAAGTTGGGAATGCTTGATTTCACTGTGGTGCTTGCACTGCTTGTCGTGCTAAGCGTGAGATCAAGGAAAAGCGTTGACGCTGTAAGCGAGGAGTAAGCCTGGGCCGCTGCAACAACCGCTGTACCACCTTTGCTAGCAGCGGTATAAACGCCGCCAGCAGCCGTGGTCAAAGAGATTGAAGCATTCGTCACCACGATGCGCCGAAGAATGAACTTCGACGGATTGCTAAACATGGTGATTTGCTGATCGGCGGTGGAATTCATGTTCGCGCCGATCAACTTCCCAAGCAGGATGCCTCCAAACTGCTGCGGCAATAGACTACCGACTTTGTTTGCATCCATGCTTTACTCCAATTACGAGTTGAAGGTGCCAGAAGCAGCCTGACCGCCATTGACGGTCAAGAACAGTGCCGTGACAGTGCCAGAGGTCGAAACGATTTTAACGTTCTGACCATCAGAAACCATCATGCCACCTGTATTTGCTGCAATTACATCAGCCCATGCAGAGCCGTTATAAGCCTGATACTTACAGTTTGCGACGGGATAGATGACGTACAGACCTGCTGGTAGCGTGTAGTCAGTGCCTGCCGTTACCGATTGGGTAACGTAGTCAAAGTACGCGCCATCAGCATCACTGCTTAAGCCACTAACGATGATTTTATTAAGTGCCAATGCCATGATCGACTCCTTACAGCGTGAGTGAGTTAAGGCCGGTCACTTTGGTCATGCTCTTGGGCTTGGTGCTTACCATTTCAGCAATGGTCAACACTGCGCCAACATAACCAATCTGCCAGTTAGGCAGCGTGGACTCAAAGCCAGTAAACGCAAACTCAGCCTGATCGTGGATGTACATGCTGAGATAGTTCGAGTTCAGCAAGTACAAAGTGCCTTCTGGGCAATAGGGATCAGGATAAATCGGCACACCTGCAACCATGAGCGCACGGAAACCGGACGTTGGGCCTTCTTCACCGCTAGCAAAGTTGCTACCAGGGGTGATCATGTAGGTTTCTTGACCTACAAAGTCTTGCGCCAACAATGTCCAAGTGCCAAAGCCGCAAACACCAAAGGAAGGAACCTCAGCACCGTTTTTCACCGTTCCAGAGATGTACTGGAGGATGTTTTGACGGGTTGGGTTAACGCTACCTGCGGCATACTCTTTGGAACCCCACCATGCGTAGGTCGAACGGCTAAGGCCACCATAGGTGCCTGCCGAATCAACAGCAATGGGCAATCCAGTGAATTGCTGGCTGTTGCTGGTGTTGTTGTACAGCGCTGTTGCCATTGCATCCATCATGACGTTGGTCGCATCGTTCATGCGAGCCTCAATCAAAGGAATCACAGCATAGTCTTGCTGTACAGCACCTTCCATACCGAGGAAGGGAACTGGAGCGATCATCAACTTAAGGTTGAATTCAGCGTTGTAAGCACCCTGCATGACGCTAGGCTGTGCAAACGAACCGCTGTAGTCCGACCATTGTGCGTTGACAAACTGAGAACCCTGAACAGGCACGGTTACCGATGACACACCGCCTGAAGCGGTCTGAGAATTGGCAAGCAATGCAGCAAGCAGGGGAGTTGAGTTGTAAAGCTGGACAACCAGTTTCGGAATGAAAGCCCTACGGGTAACGTAGGTCAGTTCATTGTACTGACTGGTGCCTGCTGTTGGGATAATACCGCCACCAATAGGCATGATAGGTTCCTTTTAAGAAACAGACCTAATTAACGAAGTCCAATCGGGCGAGACTGGTTTCCCTGTCTTAGCTCGTTGAGTGCACTCGCCGCTGCTTCCCTTGCCGCCGCTGCAGGATTCTTCAAATACTTCTGAAAGTCATTGACCTTCGAGGTAATTGGCGAATTACTGAATGCAGGGGTTGGCTTATCAGCCTGACGCATCCAGTTGTAATACTCAGCAGCCGATTCGTGATTGCTAATGCCCTTTTCAATCATCAATTTCTCGATGGCTTTGACATCATCATCCGATTCAGCAAGACGTTTCTCCTTCAACGTATTTCTACGCTTTTCTAACTCGGTGCGAGCGTCCTTTTCTTTCAATCGCGCTTCCAATTCGGCAATCTTTTGCTGCTGTGCAGAAATAGCCTGATTGGTTCGCTCTTCAATCTCAAGTTCAGGAACTGGAAGGTCGGGATGCGCTTGCTTTGTCAGCTTCAGAAACTCCTTTCGGGTTTTCGGATTCTCAGCCAAGGCTTTCGCCAAGGCAGCAAGCTCATCACGGGCGTCTGGGGTAAGGTTTTCTAGCGACATTGTTTTTTCAGCCGTTCAAAACAATTAGTTAAATGACACGCTTGGTGTCACCGGGTTTGGAAAGCGTCATCTGGTTTTTAGTAACCTTATTCGCTCCACTCAAGCCACCAAACGGCTCATACCGAGGTGGGTTGTAAATCTGACCATTCTTTTGCTGGTTATCCGTCGGGCGACGAATCGTTCCAGCGCGGGGTTTGAACAATTCCATCACTATCTCCTAGATAGGTAAGGGTGGGTTTTGAGTCCCAGGGGTTGGTGCCGCAGCCATTGCTCGCATCTCGGCAGACGCGCCACCAGCTTGAGGCAGAGTCTGAATCATTTGCATGATTTCAGAGGGTACTAACTCTTTGGCTTTGTAATCCATCTCACCAAAGGCCGATCCAATCTTTCCTATGGCATCTTTCAGCGCTTTTTGCTCAGGCGAGCCATCAGGAAACTTTTGCATGGCACCCATCAACATGCCCATACCAAGCTGCACATCAATGCGGCCCTGCATTTCCTCACCCTTTTTGGGTTCCGGCGTCGACATAGGGGATGACATGGGAGGTGACGATGCACCAGACAGTGCCGGTTTCTTTTCTTCACCTTCTTCGCCTTCAGTGCCTTCCTCTTCAACCTCGATTTCCATCGAAGATTTGCCGTCTTTGGCACCGCCGCGAATCAACTTCATCAATTCTTCTGCGCTAACAGCCATATTGAGTCCTTTCAGGGCGGTTTGTACTTCCTTACCGACCGTCTGTCAAGCGATTAACGGCGAGAGGGCCGTGCGTAACGTAGCATTTTGCGTTGCATCATGAGAAACGACCTCCTGCGCGTTGATAACCCGTGCGATTCATCGTTGCACGACCATAATTGAGTTGCGGAGTGCGATAAATCTGTTTTAACTCGGATTTACCGGTTCTAGGCTGGTCATTTTGGAAGGAATAGCGGTCACTGCCGCCACTTGAGCCTCCAGAACCGCCATTCATGTTGGAATTACCGTTTGTCAGCATAAAAACCTCTACATAGCGGGTGGTGCGGAGCCTTCAGGCGTTGGTTGCTGCTGTTTTTGCATTTCTTGCGCTGCTTGTTGGGCCTGTTCCATCTTTCGGAGGTCTTCCTTGAGCAATTGCTTCATCGGAGGCTCCAAAATGTCAATCAAACGCTCTTTGGTGATGGCACCACGGTCTGCAAGTGCAAATGCAAGGCTTCTAAGGTCTTCCGTGAAGATCGGTGAGTTGGAATGTGCATCCACTTTCACCACAAAGTCCTTGGTAAACTGGTTTGCAATGAACTTATCACCCTGATCAT